GCGCGTGATTGCGAGGCTCTAAATGTCGGTCACAGCACTAGCTAACAAGACGGTCAGCTTCCGGTCACCGTACACCGGGAACACGTTCCAGCTTCTGACCGAGAAGATCCTGGGCGCCGATGGATACCTCTCTGGCGGAGCCGCGTCCGACAACGGATCGATCATCACGATTGCTCCTGTCGCATTCGTACAGCGCGGCCTCATCGTCGAGATCGAGTCCGAAATTACCGGCCTTGCCGTTCCAACTGATCCGGAACCGTGGTTCGTTATTGCGTCGTCGCCCGATGACGACCCCACGACCCTCGTCACGATCTCGGTCACGAGAGACCTAGTCCTCGCCTCCACTGGCGTTGTCATCGCATATAAGACCGGCGGTGCATGGCAGAACCCACTGTCCGTCAACGCTCAAGGCGCGAAGGCCATTGCGGCCGAGCCCGGCGTCGAAGCCGAGGTAGAGGAGTCCTATGGACTCAGCGGAAGCAATTTCGACAAGATTCGGATCACCCCCGGCCTGGTTGTCGACCCCGCAGGAATTCGTCGCAACCTCCCCAGTCTGGCCGGAGCTTCTGCACAGGCCTTCAACGAAACCCCGCTTCGCTCGCATGCCAGCAGTGGCCGCCAGGACTATATCGTCCTGCGGCAGCGAGAGCCCTTCTCAGCAGAGATCAAGCAGCTCTTCGGCGGACAGTTCAACGCCGGGGGGTATCTCCAGCAGGAGGTCGACAACGGCACCGCCCCTAGCTACAGCTCTCGCCCTGCCGTCTATGCCAAAAGAAATGGCTTGACGGGCGAGATCTGGTTTGCCTTCGGAGGCCAAGGAGCATCCCTTGGCGTAGACACCCAAGGCGGTTTTGCTGGGGCTGGTTACGCGAAGACGACGACGTTTGCCACGGGCGGTAATGTCAGCAGTGTTTGGATTGTCGGCCAGCGGGCTAGCGACGATGCCCTGATCTGTCTGTTCTCGACCGGCACCGATCTTCAGATGGGCAGCTTCAACGGGACCAACGGGGCCCAGGTCGATGCGCCAGTGACGATCGGGAACATGACCGGAACGGTCACTCGAGTTCGCGCCGCTCTCGACGGGCAAGACCAGGTTCACGTTGTCTTTGAGCACAACGAAGGCGGGAGCCCCAGCCAGCAGATCTACTACGTCAAGGCGAGCGCCCTGGCGGCCAACTTCGGAACCGCCCCTGGAGCTCCGGCCATTGTCGCCGGCGCCAACACCGGCAAGAACGATGTCGATCCAGACATTGCGCTTGACCGAATGGGCAATGCCCACATCGTCTACGCGACGGGCACGGGGTCCAATCGCTACGGAGACTTCGTCTACGCAGTCATCGATGCCAACAAGAACCTCGTCTCGCTGGACACCTACTTGGTCGGCTCCGACGTTGGCGCAGAGAGCATCGTTGACCCGCAGGGTGTCGTATCGAATGTTCTCACCAGCATCCGCCGAGCCCGTGTCACGGTCAACGACTTCGACGAAGTCACGGCTGTTGCAATCGGCGACGGAACCGACCTCCTGGTTTTTGCCCCGCACTTCGAGGAGCGACTCGGCTACGCCCTGGTGAGTCTTGGGGCTGTACCCGACTCAGAAGCAGTCTCCGTTGACGTGGTCACCGGTGAGCGCGGCGAGGTGCAGATTGCCTATCTCACGCACGATGGCGGTAGCTCCCCCTTCTTCATCTATTCGATGACCCTCGATGTGGCCTTCGCCTCCAATGGCCACATCCATGAGCACATTCTTCGACGCGATGTCGAGGTCTACAACGCCGGCGGAAACCTTTCGACTCGAGTTGCAGGAGGCGAAGAAGAGGACATTCTTCTTGTCCGAGGCATTCTCGGGGACTTCGTGTCGTCGCTCACTGACCTCACGAATTACGACGGCAAGATTCACAGTTTCGCGACACTCGAGGACGATTCCAATGCGGTTCGGCAGCGGAGCCATCCGAAGGACGTCTATCTGGCATCCTATGAGGCTCCCGACGGAACGGTGACGGAGGACCGGATTCGGACCTTCAATGTTCGTCCCAAGAAGATGAACTACCCGTTCCTTGTTGGTCGCGACGGAGACTTCCAAGGATTCGATGCCGTCTACGATGCCGTTCGCGAGGCAAACCGTCTCGGCGGAGAGGTGGTCGTTCGTCCAGGTGACTATCGAAACATCTCGACCGGTGTCGCCCCTGGAGCTCTCCAGCTCGCTGCCGGAGTCTCGCTTCGTGGCGATGGTCAAGTCTCGTTCGAGGGCTATGAGTTTCGCCTTGGGACCTCGGTGTCCTCGTGGTCGATCAACAACATCAACGGCGACATTGTCGAGAGAACCGCCTCGTTTGGCGGGGTGGTCAAAGAAGGCGACCTCGTCCAGATGGCTACGTCCGGCTTTCACCGGGTACTGAAGGTACTGCCGTACAAAAGCCCCTACGCGGGTAGGCTTTTGCTTTCGCAATCACAGCTTGGCGGCGCTCCGGCCGGAGCAACGATCACGATCTTCCCGTCTGGTGGATCAATCCAGAACGTCTCCTTTGTTGGAGACCCAATCAGCCTTCCGGCTATCAGCGTCTTCTATAGCGATCAGGCCCTCATCAAGGGCGTGGCATTTCTAGGTGACGTCACTGGATTAAGCGGGCTCATCGAAGCATCGAATGCCAGGAACCTACTGATCGATCAGTGCAATTTCGCCAATGCGAACCAGTCTGGTACGGCAAAGGCTGTTCTGCTGAGCTCGTGCTCGAGGCCCATCATTCGAGGCTGCCTTGGCAACGGAAGTGGAGTCAACGAGTTCGATATTGACCAGACCAACGACAACCCTATGGTTGTTGGCTGCATCGGATTGGTCGACGGCACAGGCGCAGTCACCAGAACATCGCCGCTCAACATCGTCGGCCAGGACGACGAGAACGTCGCCGGCATCACGGCGGCTACCGACTCCGTCACGGGCGTCGGCAAGGTCGTCAAGACCGTCGACGGAACCCTCCATCTCCAGGACGACAACACTCGTGCGGGCGCGACGCCGAACATCCCCCTCTCCGACTCTGGCGTGGGGGGAGACGTTCTGCCCGCGGGGGCCAACTCGCTGCTCCATGCCGTCTACACGAACAAAGCCAACATCGACTCCAACGATGTCGACATCGCTGCCAACACTGCGGCAATTGCAGCACACGAAACGTTGGTCAGCAACTTCAACAAAGGCGTCATCAAGTCTGGTGTCCTCTTCGGGTGCACCCCAAGCGAGGGTACGGGCACTGCGGTAGACTACACCGCAGGCGAGTACATTGCCGGGGGCAAGGTCTGGAGCTTTGGACCGCTCACGATCAGCACGAGCACAGTAGCCTCGACGACCTACTACTACTGGGTTGACGAGGTTGGCGTTCATCACCGTGATACGTCCCTGCCCAACACGGACGACCCGAACGTCTGCATGCTGCTCATCGCGAAGACGAACTCTGTCAACACAGGGTTCGAGCAGTTCATCGACTTTCGATTCTGCATCGGCAAGAACTACCAGAAGGGACCCCTCATCGTCGGCCCCGAAGGCGCAGACGTCGACGCAGACGAAACCCACTTCTTCTCCATCTACGGAGCCGTCGAGTACCTCATTCGGAAAGACCGAAACGAGGTGGGGGAAATCATCGTCACCGGCGAGTGCGACCTCGATGCCGGCAAAGGCCGCGCCGTTGGCGCCCACCTGTACATCGACTTCTTCAGCACCAATCTTGGTGGCATCATCATTCGCGGGGTCGGGGAAAGGGCTGGCATCAAAACGACAGACACCACCCAGCCAGCAATCTGGTGCAATGGTCTCAACGGTGCCACTGACAGAGACGAGAAGGTTACGGTTCGCATACACAACCTGCTCATCAAGAGCAATGCGACCAGCGGGCCAACGGTCGATGACGATCCGGCCATCATGCTCTCGAACTCGTTCCACGATGTCGTCATCGACAGGTGCTCTGTTCGAGCTCCTGACCTGAGCCAGGTTGGCGGAACGACCGGCTGGCAGAGAGTCGTAGACGTATCCTCGAACTTCAGCTGCAAAGACCTGACGATCGCAAACAACTACTTCGAAGGCGGGGAGTACGACGGAATCGATCTTGCGTCGACCACAACCGGCCTTATCGAGAACGCCTACATCTTCAGGAACGTTTTTGCCGCAGCAGCTGCAAGTGGAGCAAGCGTCCAGGGTGCTGTTGTTCGCATCGGCGAAACGACGGTGAATGCCTGGGTAACCGAAAATACGGTCACGGACACAGACCTGGGGACGGCAAACGGCTGGGCAAGCTTCGTGAACTTTACCTGTCGGCAATACCTTGTGACCCAGCCGACGTCAACGCTTTCCGGAATCAGAATGATTGCGGACAACGTAGTCAATCCGAACTCGTCTTTCATCAACGACATCTTCATCTGCAATCGCCCAGCGTCCGGAGATGCGGCCCCGTATTACATTCTCAACAACACGGTCATTCACAACGTCGGAGACTTCCTCGTAATCAATGCGCGCTCAAGAGGTGCGCTGATTGCCGGGAACCACTGGGAGGGAGGTCTCTATTTCGTAGACTGCACCCCAGCGACCTCTCGCACCGCTACTGAAGGCTACGAGCGAATTGTCAACAACTACCTCGACCTAAGCTCTGCGGTTGGCACCGGTGGAAAGGCGCTCTTCCTTCGGGGGGACCGGATCATCTTTGCCGGAAACAGAGTGATTGGCGGATATCGTCAAATCGACATTGACGATGACATTGGAGACACCACGGAGGGCGATGTCTTCCTGCTAGACAATATCGTCACCGATGGCCTCGCGGGAGGCGTTGGGTTCTTCATCTATCGGTGTCATCGAATGATCATTCGCGGCAACGTGGTAAAAAGCGCTGCTGCGAACTGGGAGGCGATGACCGTCTACACCTGCGAAGACCACGTCGTCACAGACAACTTTTTCGAAAACGATACGGGAGAGACCGTTGCGTGCACTATCACCAACGGAATTTTCGCCAACAACAAGATCAGACGAACGAATGCCACAACAGGGGATGCCTACTGCCTCCACCTGATCGGCAGCGGAGTCATCGTTGGCAACTTCATCGAGGATGCAGGACTCGATGTCATGACGATCACCAACGCTAGCTTGAAGTGGGGTTCCTCTATCGCAATCGGCAACTACTACGTCGGGGCCCTTGGCGGCGGCAGCAGGAACGGGGTCGCTATTGGTGGAACCAAGAATGTTTTCATTGGCAACAAAATAGTTCAGGATGCCACTGGTTCGTATGCGAATGTTCGTCTTGAGAGCGCTGTTCGCGACGGAACGTTCATCGGGAACGTCCTGGACAACCTGAATGTGGCGCCGACCTATTGGGCTGACATTCGTAGTGCAAAAACCTTCGATGAATGGGGGACAAGCAACCTAAGCTCAACCCCGAACTTAGGAGGAACGAATCGTGAAGTCTAAGTACCCACCCCTTCCGCCGGTTCCGACCCTTTCGACAGAGACCCTTCGCAAGGCGGATGAGTCGGTATCTGCTTCCTCGAAGTATGCGTTCGGCGAGAACAGCTCCAACAACGCCAAGGCTGCCATTGCCCAAGAGAAGATGCGTCTACAGATGAAGGAGCTCCGTCGGTGAGCGAAGTCTCCCCCATTCGCCCCCCGGCAGAGGTGGATCTCGACGACGACCAGCGAGCTGCCATCGAGGAAGCCGGGGGCTGGTCGCTCGAGGCCTACGCCGAGCTCGGTGCCGCCTACCTCGACTACTCCGAGGCTGAGGCTCGCTACCTCCAGGCCAAGGCTCGCCTAACCAAGGCCAAGGGCGGAGCCCTCGAGGCCGACATGAAGAGGGGCAACGTTGTGGCCGCCATCGCCGCCGGAATGAGCCTGCCGCCCGGGGAGTGGACCTACGACTCCAAGAGGGGCAAGCTGGTCAAGAGGAGCTCGTAGAATGATGCGTCGCGAAAGCCTTGGGGCTACGGCCCGAATTACCCTGGACGTTGTTACCGCTGGCGCTGGCGTCATCGGACAATCCCCCACCTTCGCTATTCAGCGGCTTGCCGACGGGAAGTGGTTTCAGGCATCGGATGGCACCTGGCAGCCAACCATCGTCGAGAACGCCGGAACGCAGACGGACTCGACGAACCTTCCCGGACGGTACCACTTCGACTTCGATCAGAGCCTTGATGATCTGGCCGAATCCTCGAGCTACGTGGTCAAGAAGCAGAACGCGTCTGGCACCCTGGTGCTCGAATACGAGGACCTCGCCTTCGGTCCCGTCCCAGGCGTGACGAGCCCAGAGCTCTGCTCTGTGACCGGTCGCATCTTCAACTCGATGGGCGAGGCCAGCCCGAACGAGCTCGTGCGCGCAACCTTGGAGCCTGTCTACAAGGATGCCCAGAGTCGGGGCATTACCGCCGACCGACCCGTCATCACCTACACCAACGAGCTCGGCGACTTTGACCTCGGGCTCGTTCGTGGCGCGACCTTCCGACTCGAGATCACCTCGATTGGCTACAATCGTAGGGTTACGATTCCCGACCAGGCCACGGCCCTGTTTACAGACCTATAGGAGACCGTGCTACCCTGGTGTCGTGACCTTCGAGCACGGCATAGCACTTCTGCGGGAATTTGGTTTCCCAGTGTTTGTTGCCGTGTGGTTCATGTGGCGCCTTGAGAGGCGTGTGGATCGGCTGTTCGAGCTGATGAACTCCCACATGCAAGCCACTGCTCTCCTTGCGAAGAGCGTGGACTACCACATCGACCTGGCAAGGAATGGGACCGGGAGTTTCCCAACCACCGAAGAAAGCTCTGGCAAATGAACTCAAGCACAATCTCCTTCATCGCCTGGTCAGTCATCATGGCCGTCACCTTGGTGGGGCTGGTGATTGCGGCTCGAAAGAGTCGAAGCGTTCAGAGCCAGACGGAAGATGTCGCCTCGAGGGCGCTGCCCGAGATCGGCGAGATCGCAGAAAAGAAACACAAGCAGCGTTTCGGCCGCGCACCTACAAATGCGCCAGGCGCCTCATCTGAATGCATGAGCTCCTGGTACCCCGAGACGAAGAAGAAGGTAGCCGGTAAAGCGTGAGATGGAATGGTCACAGCTTACTTCGTCATCGCCGGAATGGGAGTCATCCTCTGGATCCCGATCCTGCTCAAGTTCTATAGATCGTGGGTCAACAGGTCGAACCCGATCAGTCTCGCAATTTGCGCGGCGATCATTCTACTTGTCTGGTCGTCGATTGCTGGCGCATGGATGGTCGCGGGCACGGTGAACAGGCACCTCGTGGCGCTGGTCACCTCAGGTATGTCTACACTCGTGGCCGGGTACTGCCATCTCGCCTTTCACATGTCGTCGAAGAAGTTCCCTGATCAGCGGTCGGAGAAGAAGGAATAGCCATGCCCGCCACGACTGCAACTGTCACCGGAACCATCTGCAAGGCAGACGGCACTCCTGTTCAAGGAGCACAGATCAAGGTTCGCATCGAGTCCACCGAGCAGGACATGGGTGGACAGGTAGCCGGCAGCGCTGGGATCACATCGGACCAGATCGAGGCGTTCACCGAAGAAGATGGCACCTTCTCCATCGACCTCGTCGCAGGGGCCACCGTCGAGCTCGACATTCCGGACATCAATCTTCGAAAGAAGATCAAGGTGCCCGACTCTGGCAGCGCCGACTTCACGACACTGGTCTAGTAGCTAAGAAATAGACGCAGGCTCCATCCCACCCCCCCGTCGCCGGGGGGACGAGAGGAGCCTGAGCGCTCGTCTTATTTCTCAGTCGATCGGGGCGCCAAAACCCTTGGCGATTCCCTTGATGATGCTTCCGATTCCGAAGGCATTCATCGTTGCTTCCTCGGCGACCTGGTCGTTGACCTGCTCGACCGCTTGCTCGGCCAGTACCTTCTCGCCGACGTCCTTGCCGCGGCCAAGGATCTTCTTGACTCCGCCGGCAATCTTGCCGCCGATGGGATCGACGATGTGCTCCTTGACCTCGCCGCCGACAACAGCCGCTCCGGCCGTGGCCAGGAAAGGATGCTTCCTTGCGGCATCGCCAAGAGTATCGATGCCCTGGCCGAGCCAGTTCTTCTCCGTCTTCTTTTTCTCCCCGTCGTCCGCTTTGACCTCGGTGGGTGCGGGCGACGACTCAGAGGTCGGGGCCGGAGAAATGGTGTGGGTTTTTGCTTCTGCTTTTTCGTTCATGGTGGATCCACAATCTGGTGCATGGGTGCCCTATTGGGCTGGTTTGTTGGGTGGCTCTCAGACATGGCCGCACCGTTGCCACGCTTTGAGCTATTGAAATGAAAGCTGCGCTCTGCCTTCATAAACCTTATGCCTGGAAAGGGGGTGTGTTCCGGGGTCGTTGACCGTGTAGAATCCAACTGATACCGTCACTCACTGCTCCCAGGGGAAGGTCCACATATGTCAATCGCTGCTGCAATCCTCGATTTCTACGACGACAGCAAACACGAGCTCATGTCCAAGGTCGCCATGCCGGTCGAGCTCAAGAACACAGACGTTTCGTTGCTGACCCCTGAGCAGCACGGGGCCCTGCCAGATTCAGATTTCGGGCTGATCTACCTGACCAAGCGCGCCTCCGTCCTTCGGAAGTTCCCGGTCAACGATCCTGGCAACGCCTGGCTCTCAGCACAGTACTTCGGGAACACCTACGAGAAGCTGGCCTTCCCCGCCAGGTTCGTGGCTGCGAAGTTCATCAAGGAAGCGTGCGACGCCTACGGTGTCCCGGCCTCGAGGGCGGTCGATGCCTACGCAGCGCGAGTCGAAGACGGCGAGGCCCAGAACAACGTCTTCGTCGAGGGCTCCGAATCGAGCTGGATGTTGCGCAAACTAGCCCAGCGCGAGCTCATCGAGAAGACGGCCTCTGCCGCAGAGATCAATGCCGTCGTCAACATGCCCGATGAACACTTCGCCCTCGTCATCCAAGGCGGTGACGGTTCGGTCATGAGGAAGTACGCAATGCCCGACGCGCAGCACGTCAAGCTGGCGGCAAACTACTTCGACCAGTACGCCATGGATTTGCCACCGGAGTATCGACACCGCTTTGCGGTCTCGGTTCAGCACCGCGCTGACGAGCTCGGCGTGGACGTCTCCGACAACGAGCAGCTCCACAAGTGGGCCGGCGTCGACTGGAATAGCCATGTCCATGCCCACCTCGAGCAGCGGAAGTCTCTGCTCCCTCAGAACCCTGGCGCGCGCGAGGTCCTCGACAAGCTTGCAGCCTCGCTACACGAAACCAGTCCGCCGGACATGGCGGCAGCGCTTCAGACCTTCGACCAGGCAACCAACCTGACCCGCTACTACGACAAGGGTTTGGCAGATCCGTTCGCCAGCACGATGTCGAAGCGTGCTTCTGCCTGGTCGGCAGACGTCGATGGCATGATCATCACGGAGGCAGACCTTCGCAAGGAAGCCACGATCAAGAAGATCGGCGGATACCTTGGTGAGTCTTTTGCCCGCCAATTCGCAGAGAACCCGGCTGAGATCTTCGAGTCGCTTCCGGCGCCCGAGAAGGCTCTCATCAAACAGGTCGTCTCTGGCGAGGCGTAAGCCGTGGGCCGACGCGATACGACAGCGGCAGATCTGGACTTCTTCCATGCCCTCCTTGACGACGGCATAGGGAAGGCCGCTGCTGACCTTGCACCCGAAACAGCGGAGGCACTAGGTGTCAAAACGGTCTCGCCGAGCATCCTCTCCCAGCTTGAAGAACAAGCAGGGGCTGACGATTCTCCTGCCCAACAAGCCCAAGCCGAAACCCAAGCCGAAGATAACGAGCCTGAGCAAGAGGAAGGCTCTGTTCAAGGTGAACCACAGCAGCCCGAAGAGGCCGTAGAAGCCTTCGACGTAGGCGGGGCTCCCGCCATCGACGAAGAGCCAGTCCTCGAGGAGGGCGAAGAACCAGCTCCAGAGCCGGAGCTGCCGTCCCGAACGACTCATGGGAAGATGTTTACGGACAGGCGGGGACACCCTCTTCAGATGTTCGACATCCTCAACATGCGCTACGGAGAGGACTGGGCGGAGTGGGAGCCGGACACGCTGTGGTGGGCGCTGCGGAGAGACTTCGGACCGGTCGGAGAGATCGCCAGGAACAAAATCCAAGCGCTTTCGCTGGCTGCGGTCACCGACGTCCCGTGGCTGGACTGGGACACCTTCGAAAACTGTGGCCAGGCATGGAATGATTTCGTTCCGATCTTCGGAGCGTTTCAGCCCATGACCCCGATGCAGGTTGCCTTCACCGTCCAGGTCTTGCGCGGAATTCGTGCGGACGAGGAGTTCGCCTGGGAGGTCAAGGCGTACATAGCTGCGGTGCTGGATGACCATGGCTGGGTTTACGCACCGGAAGAATGGTTCGACGGAGCGCAGGAAGTGCTCGACCGCAAGGAGTGGACCGTCGGGATGAAGCTCGAGGTCAGGAACGCCTGGGAGCAAATCCAGCACGTCCCACCCGAGGAAATCGAGTGGGATGACAAGGATCCCATCGGGGTCCACCTCCTGAAGCTCTTTGTAGTGAAGCGATATCTCGAAGGCCGCGAAGCGCTTCGTCAGGAAGTGCCCGGAGTTTCCAGCTCTTCTGTTACTCAAAGCCCGCCTGTGCCATGATGGATGCGAAGAAAACAGACGACTTTGAGGCTGCTCAGGAGATCGGGCGTATGATCTCCGAGTTCCGGCTAGAGTTCATGGATCGCATCAGAGAATCAATCGAGGAAGAAGCAGACCGGGTTGTCGAGGAGGGTTTTGACCCAGCTCGCGGCCGGGGCAGAGGCCCGCTGTGGGCGCAAGGGGGCTAACTATGACGAACCACTTTTCCTACCTGTACGAAGACGACGAAAAAGACTTCTTCCAAGACCTGGCCAAGGAGGCTGCTGAAGCGGAGCTTCCGCGCGCCAACGTGCCCGTGGTCAAGACAGCGAGTGCCAAGTCGTCAAACGTGAACGGATTCGAGAAGGTTGCCTCGCGCCTCGAGAACGACCTGTTCATCGTCAAGACCGCCGGCCCATCGGGCATTTGTCTTGGCGCAGTTCGCCGCGGACTTGGCCACTTCGACAACATCATCAACCAGGTCGACATGGATGCCGAGCAGGCTGCTGAGCTCTTTGACAAGGTTGCCGCCGAGACCATCCAACACGACCTCGAGATTGCTCGCGCCGAGCTCTACAAGCTTGGCGGAGAGGAGTACTCCGAATGGATCGATGACGAGATCCGCGGAGCAGGGCTCGAGCTTGTGAAGGCTGCCGAGCTCGACAAGGAAGCACTCCTTGGCCTTGCTCGAACCTTCCGTGCCGCCAAGACTGGCCTCGAGGCGACCAAGGGACTTGGCTTTGCCGCAAGGACAAAGTCTGTCATGGGCGCCCCCCGTCGAGCATGGAACGCAAGAAGGGTCGAGGTTGCCAATGCGGCCCGTGACACAGCAAAGGTCCGCCTTGGAAAAGCTGAAAAACAGCTCGAGGGCGTACAGGCGAAGGCTGTTGCCGAGCAGAAAAAACTCTCCCGGCTCCCAGCGGGACTACGGGCGCAGGTGGGGCCTGGCATAACGGCTCGTTCCGAGCGCGCAGTCCAGAAGGCTACGGGCCAGGTTGAGAAGCGCACGGGGCAACTGGAAAAGGCGCGGACCAAGCACATCGATCGGAAAGACATTCAGCAAGGCAAGGCTCCCCGGAGCAAGCAGCCGAAGGTCGAGGCTGAGCCGACCAAGCCTGCGGCTGGCACTGCTCCAGAGCCGTCTGCGGCGGCGCAGCAGCGAGACAAGCTGCAGCGCAACCAGGAGATGTCAGAGGTTGAACGGCAGCGCTCTGCGGAGCAGGCCGGCAACGCGGCCAAGGGAACAGAGGCCGGAGGAAAGGGCGAGTCTCGTGCGGCCGCCTCGGAGGGAGCTGCCGGAGAAGGGGCCACGCTCAAGGGTTCCTACGAAAAGATGCGCGACCAGGGATGGGGATCTCTGTCGGGCGCCGAAAAACAGAAGCTTATCAACGCGGGTCTGGCGACAGTCGTTGGTCATCGCGTGATCCTTGGCAAAGGACTGGTGACAGGCGGCGAGGGGCTGATCTAAAAAGAGGCTAGGCATCTCGCATGGCAGGCGAAGAACTCAGCGGCCTGGGAGGTCGAGACAGACGAAGGGGAACGGTCTATCCGTCGCCCTTCTTCGACATTGCTCAGACCTACATGCCGCCCACCGTGAAGGAGCTCTTCCGGTGGTGCCAGTACTTCTTCTACAAGGACCCGATGATCGGCTCCGTTGTGACGAAGATTGCCGAGTATCCGGTCACGAACTTCGTCTACAACGCCGACCAAAAGCATGTCCGCGATGGGTGGCAGGAGATCCTCGAGGACACGCTCAACATGAAGCCGTTCCTCATCGAGATCGGCCTAGACTACTTTTGCTACGGCAACGCATTCATCTCCATCAATCTTCCGTTCATTCGCTGGATTCAGTGCCCTCACAAAGGGTGCAACCAGATGCACAAGCTGTCGGACCCGGAGTTCGAATACCAGTTCAAGAACTACGAGTTCCACATGCGCTGCAAGGGATGTAGCGCCCAGACGGTTGGCAAGATTGTCGACAGGCCAGTGCGAGACCGCACAGGCATCAACTTCGTCCGATGGGATCCGAAGAACATCGACATCCACTACAACCCCATCACGGGCCGGTCGAAGTATCGCTACCGTATTCCGAACAAGATCCAAAAGGCCATCCAGCAGGGAATCCGAGAAATCCTCGTCGACATCCCGGAGGTCTTTCTCAATGCGATGAAGAAGAGGCGCGATATCGCCCTCTCCGACCAGAACATCTTCCACTTCAAACGCCCAACTCTTGCAGAGCAGGACATGGGTTGGGGCAAGCCGCTCATCATTCACTCGATGGGGCGCATGTTCTACCTCTACGTTCTTCGTCGCGCTCAGGAGGCAATTGCCCTGCAGCGCATCATGCCGCTTGAGTTCATCTTCCCGCAGGCGAACGCACAGCAAGACCCCTACCAGCACGTCAATCTCTCGAGCTGGCAGGGGACAGTGCAGACAGAAATCCGCAAATGGCGCATCGACCCCAACTACATCTCGGTCGTGTCGGTGCCTCTTGGTTTCGAGAGATTGGGGGGCGACGGCCGAGCTCTCTTGCTAGGACCCGAGATCGAAGTCACGAACAAAGAGATCACGGGTGGCATGGGCGTCCCCATCGAATTCGTTTTCGGCGGCCTGTCGTGGTCAGGCTCGAGCGTGTCCCTGAGGACTCTTGAGAACCACTTCCTTCTCTACCGAAGGCTCCTGCTCAGGTTCGTCAACTGGGCAAAGAACCGGATCAGGCTCTACCTCTCGCTTCCAGACGTGGACATCGGCTTCACCGAGTTCAAGATGGCGGACGACATCCAGCGCAAGCAGATCGTCATCCAGCTCAACGCGGCGAACAAGATCTCCGACCACACCATGCTCACCGAGCTCGGCTTCGACTACGACGACGAGCAGGCCATGATCGAGAAGGAGTCGGAGGCAAGGAACCGGATTCAGGCCATCACAATGAAGGCCCAGACGGAGGCCCAGGGCGAGGCTCAGATCATCCAGGCCAAGTACCAGGCCAGGGCCCAGGAGGCCATGAACGAAGCCATGGGGCAGTCCTCCGGCGGCCAGCCAGGCCAGGAGGAGCAGGCCCAGGGGCAGGCCACTCAGGGCCAGGAGGGACAGGCACCTCCTCAAGAAGGCCAGCCGCCCCAGGAGGGCCAGGAGCAGCCACAGCAGGCCCAGCAGCCACAGCAGGCGGCCTCATCCAGCGAGCTCGCCCAGGACCAGCAGATGGCCCAGCAGGCAGCTCAGCAGGAAGCCGGGGCCGTGGAGGGGCAGGCCGCCGGACAGGCCGGTGAGCAGGCCGGGGCCCCCGCGGGAGGCCAGGTCCTCGAGCTCGACGCCTCGAGGGTCGCCAAGCAGTGGGCCAACCGGATCGCACAGCTCTCGCCCGACCAGCAGGGCCAGGTACTCAACGAGCTACGGCAGAAGATGCCGAACATGGCCCGAATCGTCGAGCAGCTACTCATGCAGATGGGCCCCGGCGGTACAGCCGGCGAGGCTGCCGAGCGCATGAAGCCACTTCCGCAGGCGGCGCCGCCGCGGCGTGAAGGAGGAGTCGTCTGATGGCATCCGCAACTCCGATCAGGGCCTCCTTTGGCAACAGCGACCATGGCGTGTTCCACGCCGAGAAGTTCAGCATGTTCGAGGACGAGGACCTTGAGCGCTACGCTGATCTCCGAAACCGGGCCAATGATGCCTCCAACGGCATCAAGATCGAAATGATGCGAGAATACTCGCGGAAGACGACAACCCGGGAAGGTTCGGGCCAAGACCAGGTCGTGACCACCAGCGAAGAAATCGTACTTGTGGTTCACTACTGGGCTAAGGAACCCCAACGCACCAAAGGAGACAGCGATGAAGAACTTCAAGAAGCTAAAAAAGATTGGTCAGGCGAGCGCTCGGCTGGTTAGTGCCCTGGCGCTCGTTTGCGCGCTCGGCATCATCACCACGCCTCACCTGGCACTTGCCCAAAGCGATGCTGGGATTGCGGCCCCTGCCGAACCGGCCGCGGATCCCGCTCCTGCGCCAGAGCCAGCCGCCGATCCCGCCCCTGCGCCAGCGCCGGAAGAACCCAAGGCAGAAGCCCCCGCCGCTGAACCAGCTCCTGCTGCAGGCGGAACAGCGCTCCAGAAGCTCAGTGACGAAGTCATGGCGATCTTACTTCCCATCCTTGGGACGCTCGCTACCGGACTCGCCGGACTTTTGCTCGCGTGGCTCCGTAAGAAGTTCAAGATCGACATTGGCGACAAGCAGCTCGATGCGTGGGCCAAGATCGCAGGCAAGGCGGCTAACCGCGCCGGCGAATGGGCGCGCAACAAGCTGAAGAGTGCCACTGAGGGCAAGGCCATCCCTGGTCCGGAGATCCTCGAGGTTGGTGTGAACTGGGCAATCGAGGTTGGAAAGGCTGCCGGCCTGCCCGACATCGGACGCGAGAAGCTCGAGGGCCTGATCGAAGCCCACTTGTTCGAGCGCCGCAAGGACCCCTCGGATCCCCTTCCCATGGACGTGGAAGCTCCCTCCGAGGCCTAATGCCCGAAGCAGGAAAAGAGTCGAAGGAGGCAAAGCAACCCTCCTTCGACCCCCACAAGCTCCTTGACCAGCTCAAGGGCATTGTCACCGAGAACAAGAAAGCGACCGGCGGTGGAAAGTCATGGGTGGGAACCCTGATCATCATCGCGGTCGTCCTTGCCGGCATTGCCCTCTGGTCATGGATCTCTTGGGGACGCAACAAGGAGCTCGCGAAGCTCCGGCACGAAAAGAACAAGGCCAAGATCCTGAAAGAGAAAGCCGAAGTCGACGCGAAGGTGGCCGAGGGTCACAAGGTAGTCGAAGAAGCCCAGAAGCGGATCGACAGTGCCGAGGAGAAGCTGCGTATCATCGACGCAGACATCCGAGCAGAGGAGAAACGCTATGAGGCTGATTTGCGCGCTATTGACTCTATCCGTTCTTGGCGGGACGCCGGCATTCGCTAACCCGCCGCCGCCCAGGGCAAAGAACATTCCCGAGTGCAAGCTCGTCACGACCAAGGATGGTCGCGAGCTCTGCGCCTACGAGCTCGACGAATGGGTCGCAGTACTCAAGGCCGATGCTCTCATCAGTCACCAGTACGTCATTCTCGGGAAGCTCGAGGAGCGGGTGGAGATCCTCGAGGAGCAGAAGATCGACTTTCAGAAACAGATCGCCGCTCTCACGTCGAACGAAGCCCTTCTCATCGAGAGGAACAACAAGATCACGCAGGATCTCATCGACCTAGATAAAAAATATCAGGAAGAGCGAGTGCGGCCCAGGTGGGGATCTCCCCTGGCCTGGACCGCCGCCGCTGTATCAACAGCCGTGCTCGCTGGATTCCTGATCAGAGACGCGGTCGACTGACCTATCCCTCAAATTCGTCGAGAAAACTCGTCTGCCGAGAGGCGTTGGTTCTGCTCGGCTCTTGTCGTTGGTTTGGGGCCGGTTGATGAAGAGTGCTCCCCCCGAGCGGAATGGCCCCGCCGATGCTCGGTTGCATACTGGGCTGCAGACCCCCTCCCGCTGCGGTCATTGCTGCGACCGGTAGGATGGGATAGCCCTTCTGTTGCCATTTCCCCACGAAATGGGAATACACGAGGCTACCAGCGGCGATCATCGCGGCCCAGACACATGCCCCGAAGAATGTCTTGAGCCACCCCATCGCAGGAGATGCCGCCGCCGCTGTCGCCGGAGCGGATGCTGCGAGGTTCACCTGCGCTTTGTTGAGAACGAACCCGTGTGCAGGGATTGTGATCACTGCCGCGGCTGCGCCCTTCAGTACCGTGGTCGTATGGCTGGCATTACCCCCGAATTGAGGCTGCCAGCCACCGTCCTTTTCTCTGTAGAAATACATCGGACCTCCTTTCTTCTCCGATTCTTATGCCTGCGCAGGCTCGGTATGCCTGGTTGACCGCGGAGAGAGGAGGAGGATTCCTCGTCGAAGGAGCTCGAGAGAGAGAGCTGTCGCCGATGCCCAGAAGATCATCCTGCTTCCGAGCGATACCAACGCCCCACCGAGAGCGACAACATTGTTGGCGGTTTGCCCGAAAGCAGATTGAGCAACGGGGACGGTTCGTGACGGCAAAACCTGCTTGGTTCTTGCCGTCGGTGTAGTTTCGTGCGTTTGATAGATGTACATGGATGGTTAGTTTTCTTGTAGTTGAGGGGTTGAAGAGGTGTTTCCGGTGCAATCGGATTCTTGATAGTATTTTTCGTGCTTTGGCTCCTCTTTGAGGGGATACAGCGGTAGATTCTTTCCACGATCTTCTTATGCCGGGACGATGTAGGTGACTGATGGAAACGCTTGATTACGGGACGCAGTTCGAGGGACTGAAAAAGGACGTCGTTGCTGCGTTCACGAAGGCGTTGGACATCCAGGCGAAGGGAACGAATCGCCAGATCCGGGTCAACAAGGTCTGGATCGACGACACGAAGAACTCGTCGGACTGGGAATCTCAGAGAGAAGCCGTTCGAAAAGACAAGACCTGGGGCGTCCCGGTCTACGCATCGCTGGACCTCATCGACCGAAAGACCGGAAAGGTCTTTTCATCGGCAAAGCGTATCAAGGTTGCGACGCTTCCCAAGAACACCGACCTCGGAAGCTTCATCGTCGACGGAAAGCACTACCAGGTGCAGAACCAGCTCCGGCGAAAGCCTGGCATCTACGTCACCGAGAAGAAGACTGGCGAGAAGAAGACCGAGATCAACATCAAGGGCCGCCCCTTCGACATCGAATACAACGATCAGGAGGCGACGTTCGGATTCATTCGGGGGCAGAACAAGACGCCGATCCCCCTCTATCCCATCCTCTCGAGGATTGGTATTTCCGACTCGGCTTTGGCGAAAGCCTGGGGCGAAGACGTCCTTGCGGCGAACAAAGCCGTTCCCAAAAAGCAGCAAGAGACGGCGGTCATCAAGGCGGCCGAGTACCTTACCGGCAGCAAGCTGGATTCTCCTGATGCCGCAGCAAAGGCCATCGCCGACTACCTCGAGGACACGGAGCTGCGTCCAGAGGTCACCAAGGAGACTGTCGGGAAGGCGTTCGAAAACGCTTCCCCGGAGGCAGTCTTTCGCGGCTCCATCGAGCTCCTCAAGGCTGCCCGTGGAGAACGGAAGCCCGACGATCGCCAGGCGCTCGAGTTCAAAAAGGTCATGGGGACAAGGGATCTCATCCGCGAGCGCTTGCTGCAAGAGAGCGGTGAGCTCGCGCCTAAGCTGGCCGAGTTTCGCAAGAAGGTCTACTGGCGACTGAACAATCGCAAGGCCCCGCCAACGGATATCTCGAAGCTGGTGAGCTCGAACGAGTTCACCCCTGCGGTGACAAACTTCTTCACTCAGTCCCAGCTTGCGAGCACTACCGACCAGACAAATCCACTGAACATCCTCAACGGAATGTCGAAGGTCACGATTCTTGGCGAGGGCGGCGTCTCGTCTGAGAACGTGATCCGAGACGAAGAGCGCGGGGTCCATCCATCGCACCTCGGCTTCCTTGACCCGATCCACACCCCAGACTCGGGGAAGATCGGCGTGGTTGGAAACCTCCCGCTTGGCGTGAAGCGTCAGGGCGATAGCCTGATGACGAGGATCTTCGACCCGAAGACCAAGAAGTCTCGCTATGTCTCTCCGTCTGAGATGCGCAGCCTGAACGTGGCGTTCCCGGACCAGTACAAAAACGGCGAGTTCATCGACGAGAAGGTGAAAGCTCTCCTCAAGGACAACGAGCTCGGCATTGTCGATGCCTCGAAGATCGACGCTGTCCTAGCGTCACCGAAGCAAGCCTTCTCGATTTCCTCCAACACCATCCCATTCCTGCCGTCGGCCCAGGGCGTTCGTGCCCAAATGGCAACGAAGATGCTCGAGCAGGCAATTCCTCTCGCTGAGCGAGAAGCGCCGCTTGTGCAAGTGAAGGCTGGCCGGTCAACGATGGAGGAAGGGATCGGAGAGGGCTTTTCGGTACGCGCCCTCGAGGACGGCGTGGTTGAGAAGGTGACCCCCAACAGAATCATCATCGCCACAAAGGACGGGAAGGTCGAGCAGCCAATCTTCAACAACCTGAAGCTCAACAAAAAGGCGTTTCTCCATGGTGAGCCAACTGTCAAAGAGGGCGACCAGGTCAAGAAGGGGCAGGTAATAGCCGACTCCAACTTCACCAGGGACGGCACCCTGGCGATTGGTACGAACCTTCGCGCTGCCTACGTCCCATACAAGGGCCTCAACTTCGAGGACGGCATTGTCATCACCGAGACAGCTGCCAAGAAGCTTTCGAGTGAGCACATTCATGAGCATGCGGTCTCTCCCGACAAGGGCGACGAATACGACCTCGACGCCTTCCTTGCCTGGGATCCGGGGCGACTCGATGTAGAGCAGCAGAAGAAGCTCGACAAAGATGGCATCGTTCGGAAGGGTCAGATCGTCAAGAGGGGCGACCCGCTCTGGGTCGGAACCAGAGAGAACAGGCAGGACCCTGAGTATATCGCCATGAGGAAGATCTCGCCGAACGCAAAGCCTAGGCGAGGCCACATGGAGTCGTGGACCAATGACGTCGACGGAGAGGTCGTCGATGTCGTCAAGACCGGGAAGAAGGTCAAGGTCTACGTCAAGACGAAAGAGCCAGCGCAGATCGGCGACAAGCTCACAAACCGGCACGGCGGCAAAGGCATCATCACGAAGATCATTCCAGACGGCGAGGCTCCCCATACAGGAGACGGAGAGAACGTCGACATCCTTCTGAACCCTCACGGCATTGTCAGTCGAATCAACCCCTCCCAGATGCTCGAAACCGCGGCGGCCAAGATGGCCGACAAGCTGAACGCCACTTATGTGGTCGACAACTTTTCCGGCGAAGACTACGTCGAGACCATCAAGAAGGAGCTCGAAAAGACGAAGGTGTCCGACAAGGAGCTCCTGTTCGATCCGCACTCCAAGGACCCACTGGGGGAAGTGCTTGTGGGACCGCAGTATTTCCTGAAGCTCAACAAGCAGGCGACCTCGCAGTTTTCGGCCAGGTCTGATGGCAAGTACGACGCGAACAAGTCTCCTCTGCGCGGTGGCGAGGACGGCGCAAAGTCACTCGACCTTCTCACCTTCTACTCGATGCTCTCCCATGGCAGCCGCGCCAACCTACGAGAGATGGCCACCTACAAGGCGTCGAAGAACGACCACTTCTGGAACTGGCTAAAGGGTGGCCACAAGAGCGGCATGGTGAAGCCGCCGCCGGTGCCAACCTTTGCCTACAACAAATTCGAAGCCTACTTGAAGGGGGCTGGCGTCAACGTCCAGCGCCGCGGATCCAAGATGGTCCTCGGTCCCATGACGGACGAGCACACTGCCAGGCTCTCAAACGGCGCGATCAAGGAGCCGCTCTTCGTCCGGGGCAAAGACCTTCGAGAAGAGAAGGGTGGGCTCATGGATATCGACATCACAGGTGGCCGCCAGGGCGACAAGTGGTCTCACATCGAGCTGGCAGAGCCAATTCCGAACCCTGCGTTTGAGAAGCCAATCCGCACTCTGACGGGACTGAACCAGGCCCAGTACAACGGCCTTACGTCAGGGAAGCTCTTTGTCGATCCCGAGACGGGGGAGTGGGCAGAGTCGGGTGTCACCGGAGGTGCTGGCCTCCAGGCGATGCTCAGGCAGATCGACATCGATGATGAGATCAAAAAGAAGACCGACGAAGCGAAGACGGCAAAGACAACTGCAAAGCTGGATGCTGCAAACAAGAGCCTGAAGTACCTCTCCGCTCTGAAGAAGTTGAACCTTCGGCCGGAGGATGCGTACATCCAGACGAAAATTCCGGTTCTACCGCCCCAGTTTCGACCGGTCATTGAGCTCGAGGGCGGACAGCTCTCGAACCCCGGCGTGAACACGCTCTACCGAGATGTAGGCCTCATCAACAACGAGCTCGAGTGGCAGAAGACCGTCCCCTATCTCACCGACGAGATCAAGGCTGAGCTCCGCGAGGACCTCTACAACGGAACGAAGGCAGTTGCTGGTCTTGGTGACCCGATCTTCAGGTACCCACAGAAACGGTCTCCAAAGGGCCTTATCACGCAGATCACGGGCGCACCAAAGTCGGGGAAAGAGGGCATGTTCATCAAGAAGGTCCTCAAGCGCAACCAGGACCTTGTCGGCCGCGGAACCATCATTCCTGAGCCAAAGCTCGGCTTGGACGAGGTTGGCCTCCCGGAGGAGATGTCGTGGAATCTTTTCGAGCCATTCGTCACAAGGCGGCTCGTCAACAGCGCCGGCAAGTCGCCACTCATGGCAGCCGAGGAAGTTCGAAAGCGCACTCCTGTTGCCAAGGCAGCCCTCGAGGCTGAGATGGCCGAACGGCCAGTCCTACTCAATCGGGCACCGTCCCTTCACAAGTTCTCCATCATGGCCTTCAAGCCTCGCCTCACAGATGGCAAGGCAATCAAGATTCCACCGCTTGTCGTGAAGGGGTTCAACGCCGACTTCGATGGTGACGCAATGACGGTTCACGTACCCGTGCTCACCGAGGCGGTGCAGGAGGCGGAGCGCATGCTCCCATCCAACAACCTGTTCAACCCAGGTACCGGTGGCATCATGACGCAGCCGCAGAACGAAGCTGCGCTTGGTCTCTACATGATGTCCAAGGATCCTCAGAAGAGCGAGAGCATCATCAAGGAGCTCCCCAAGCCACTGCAGGAAAAGTATCGCGGCGTCGAGCTCAACAAAAAGAACCTCGGCAACCTCATGAAGGACATGGCCGAGGTGGCGCCTCGCGAGCACGGAAAGGTCATCGACAAGCTCAAGGCCATGGGCGATGAGCACACCTACAAGACCGGGTTCTCCGTTGGCATCAACGATCTAACCCCGGCCATTCCGGAGCGAGACAAGATCTTCAAGAAGACTGAGCAGAGCATCGCAAAGCTGAAACTCAGTGACCCGAAGGGCGTCGAGAGAGCGCGAGAGATTCTCGACAAGGCCAATGGCGAGCTCGAGGAGGCCATGAAGAAGCGTCTTGGAGAACAAGACAACAACTTCGACCTGATGGTTCGCTCTGGAGCCAGAGGCAACATCACCCAGCTCAAGCAGATCGTTTCGTCGCCATTCATGGTTCCAGACCACAAAGGCGACCCCATCCCTCTCCCTGTCACTAGGTCTTTCGCCCAGGGCCTCAAGTTCTCTGACTACTGGAATACGCTCTACGGGGCGCGAACTGTTGCAACCGAAAAGCAACTCCAGACCAGTGTCCCCGGTGCCTTCAACAAGGACATCATGGCGGCATCGATCACCAATGTCGTTGCCGACAGCGACTGCAAAACATCCAAGGGCCTCGAGATCGGAATCGACAGCCCAGATGTAGAGGATCGGTTTCTGGCAAAGGATGTTTCTGTCAACGGAACCATCATTGCGAGAGCTGGAAACCCTGTCACCCCTGGGCTCCTCAACACCATGCGAGAGCGACACGTTGGGAAGGTCGAAGTGCGGTCTCCGTTGACCTGCAAGCTCCCTAAGGGAACTTGTGCAAAGTGCTACGGGCTTACCGAGAATGGGCAGCTTCCTGCGATCGGCGACAACATCGGCGCCATCTCCGGGCAGGCTCTCAGTGAACCCTTGACCCAGATGACGCTCCGAACCTTCCATTCCGGCGGCGTGTCTCAGGCCCGCGGCGTAGCAACGGGCTACGACAAGATCGACAAGCTTCTCAAGATGCAGAAGATCAAGCGCGGCAAGGCCACTCTCGCCCAGGTCAGCGGCAAGGTGGAATCCGTCAAGGAGGCGCCAGGTGGAACGGGCAAGAACGTGAAGATTGGGAAGACGACCCACTTCATCCCGAACGAGCTCTGGGAGCCGTCGATGGTCAGGACCGGGAAGTCGGTCGAGAAGGGCGACATCCTGTCTGCCGGACTGGCGCAGCCGAACGAGCTTGCCGATCTCAAGGGAATGCTCCCCGCCCAGGAGTACATCTCCAGCCAGGTGCAGGACGCCTACCAGAAGCAAGGCGTTCCCATCAAACGGCGCGCTGTCGAAACGGTGCTCAGAGCTGTCGGGAACACGACGAAGGTGCTCGACCCGGGCGACAGCGGGTTCCTCCCCGGAGACATTGCCCCCTACACAGCCGTCGAGGACTTCAACAACAAGTCGCTCGGCAAGAAGATGATCGAAGAGGCTCTCGGGCACCGCCTTCAGGAGGATATGCCTGGCGTGAAAAAGGGGACCGTCATCACCGAGAGGGTCAAGAACATCCTCGAAAGGGCAGGTATCAGCAAGGTCGAGGTCGGCCCCAAGCCCATCGATCACCAGCCCTTCCTCTCAGGAATTCAGCGAGCTCCGCTGATGCGAGACGACTGGATGAGCCAGATGGGCTACCAGTACCTCAAAGATGCCATAATCGAGGGCGCAGGTTCCGCCGGTGAGTCAGACATCCACGGATATTCGCCCATCCCAGCCTTCGCCTATGGCGCGGAGTTTGGCGATGAGCCGGCCGGCCTCTCGAAGAAGAAGGGCGTGTACTGATGGATGAGATCGAATACCCAGGAATCCCTCCGCGAGAGAAAAGAGAGGAAGACAACTTCCTGCCTGCCCTCGCCGGGGCAGCGTCGCTGTTCCTCACGCCAAAGATGCTTGAGCCATACGGCAGGATCCCGCTCGAGATGTACGAGAAGTCCACTGCCGACCTGGCGATCAAGGCTCCCCAGGGAACTCCTCTCGAGCAGATCGCAGAGTTCACGCCGGATGAGGTTCAAAAGATCCGAGGGTTCGCCGACAGGAAGGGCGTCACGGCAGCAATCGAGGCCGCCGGGCCTGGAGAAGGAAGCCACTTCGCCCTCCGTGGCATTGGGGATGAGGGCGTTGTCAGGCTGGGCAAGAGCCACGTTCCGAGTGCCCTTCACGAGATCGGCCACGCCTCTCCCATCCTAGGAAGCCGCGGTCTTCGAGACACCTCTCTCATTGGCCACTCTCTCTCGCGAGGCCGGCCAGGAAAGCTACTCCGCGCAGCAATCGGCCTGAACCTTCTCCGCGACCAGGAGGACGCTGGTGAGCTCTCCCAGTTCGCCTACGAGAATGCGCCAGCCCTCATGGGGGCCACCTATGCCCCGATGCTCCTCGAGGAGGCCCGTGCGAGCGGTCACGCCATCGCAGGAGGTAAAAAATTCGGCCCTGGAGCCATGGAGACTGCCAAGTCGATGGCGCCGGCCTTCGGGACCTATCTCACGAGAGCGCTTGCCCCCATCATTGCGGCTATCGTCACCAAGAGGGTTGTGGAGAGCGTGCGTGGGTCCAAGGACGGCCATGAAAAGGAGGCGCTCGAGCAGACGCCACGCATCCTTCGGGCAAGCGCGGCTTCGGCCTGGCGAATGAGGCCGCCGGCGGCCAAGCCGAAGACCACGAAGCCGACAAGCAGCCTCTCCGCAAACGGCAAGGAGGTCGCGAAGCTTCAGCCTCCAAGCAACAAGGCCTACTACCGGGACCTTCTTGAGTCTCTGCACAACCCGGCGCGCGGGTTCCGTAGCACCTAGTTTGGCTTCTTGGTGAATCCGTAGCAGGCGAGATCGGCACCCTTCGTCCCGAGCTCGACGCAAGACTTCTCGCCGTTGTTGTCGCCGTCCATGGGGGCGCTGATGAACCACCTGCAGTCTCTGCAGCGAAGCTGCTTTCCACGGTACCCGGCCTCTCTGTAGTCCTGCGTCATATTTCTCGAGTCCTCTCGAAGGTGGGCTCTAAGAAAAAGGCGCTCACGCGCTGCAGGCTCAAGGTCCTTCAGATCTACCCGATGAATGATCAGGTGATCTCTGAAGGCCTTGAGTTCTGCAGGCGGGATTACAACTTCGTTCTCTTCGAGGAAGGCTTGGAGCTCAACCAGGCTTCCGTCCTCCACGCTGCGTCTGAGGATTTTGCCGAGGGTTTTGATGTGTTCCGGGGTTTGTAGGTCCAGAATCTTCTTGGCCTCAGCAACGCGCTTTTCAACATCCTCGAGGACTCTCAGCTGCGCGGGGGACAGCTTGCTGCGGTCTAGCTCTTTTGCCTCCATAGGACGCTCATGCTAGCCCAATATGCGCCCCAACGAAATTCCCCAGGTCGCACGGAGGCATCGTTCTGATCCGTCCGAGGTCGTGGGCAACTGATGAGATTGGGCAGTGCGTCGCGAGATTCGGTGTCCAAGAGAGTATTTGCCTGATATCTCGGGCAATGTACGCCGAATCATCGATGTCCCCTTCGTCGAATCGATCGACACAGCCAAAGCCATCGGCAAGCTGGTCGGTTTCCTCGACTCGCAGATTGAGGTTCTTCATGACAACCCAGAACGAGTCCGTGTCCGGGGCGACAATCAGAAGCCTCAGGGCTGCGATTGGGAACGGAGAGCTGCTCCAGCAATAGTTGCCAGAGAGCCCTGCCAGTGGTGGACTGAGCTCACAGAGAAGTCCGTTCTCTTTCACGAAGAAAGACCCTGTGGGTAGGACGAGGTCTTCCTTTGTCGGGCTTGGCTCTTTCACCCGTTTGTTTTCATGGTGGGCATAGAATAGCAAGGTGGGATCCTCCTGATACGGGGTTGGCTAGAACGGGATGTCGTCGTCGCTGCTTCCCGGTCCAGGATCCTCGTAGTTCCCGTAGCCATCGTTGCCACCTCCGCTGCCGCCGCCAGACTTCTCCGAAGTCTTCGGGCCAAACTCCCAGTAGGTGCCCTTGCCCTCGGTAGTCCACCTGTCGTTCCCCTCCTTGTCCTGCCACTTGCGGACTTGGATTTTCGACTTGGTGAAGATCCAATCGCCCTTCTTGAAGAACTTGGCGATGGTCTCTCCGCTTTTGCCCCAGAAGTTCACGTTCCACCAGGTCGTGCGCTCCTGCTTGTTGCCGTCCTTGTCCTTCCACCTCTCGGTGTCTGCGATTCGGATGGAGGTTACGGTTGTATCGCCAACCGTCCTGGTCTCTGGATCTGCACCCAGGTAGCCAGTAAAAACTACTTCGTTTGCCATTTGATTTCTTTCTCCTTCCTCAGCACCCGCTGAGGTTTTAGTTGTACAAGTACCTTATGCCAGCAGATTGCGTGTCCTCTGGGGTAACATGGCGGTGTGTGGAACGGGGTAAATCCTAGCGCCAACCTCATCCTTTACGGGACTCTCGGGGAAGAAAGCGTCAAGCACCCAGGAACCTACCGGTTCACTTCGACGATGGGGCATCCGTTTCCCAATGCCCTTCTCCTGACCCCCGACGCCGATACCGATGGCGGAGGCGAGTTCACGAAACCTCGCCCCGGATCCCAATGCGTAGCCGTGACTACCGCCGACGGGGGCCAGTGCTTCATCGTTGGTTTTACCGCCCCGGCTGTCTTCGACGAAAGCAACGACGACGACCCGGTCCTCGGGCTCCCAGAGGATAACCTCACGTCGGGGGACAAGGTCTATCGAACCAAGGGCGGGGCGACGGTGATTCTCAAGCGCGGGGGCGCGGTGATGATCGAGGGCGGGGCCGGAACAAGCATCACCCTGAACCCCCTTGAGAAGCAGTGGTGGATGTCTTTCCGCGCATCCAACTTCAAGCAGAGCGTCGATGGCTACATGGCTCAGCGCGGTCGCAAGGAGCCGGGGACCACGAAGCCTGAGACTGTTCATCGAGAGCAGTTCCTCCATCAGGTCGGTTCGACCTACGACCGATTCACGATTGAGCATGGCGACCTGAGCAATAGCGTCCGCAGGTCTCTGGTCCTCGAGGAGGTCACCATCATCTCCAGCTCGGAGCAGACCACGGTCAAGACACGAGAGAGGTACTTCAGTGACGGGCACTGGATTGGGGAGGGTCCCAAGTACCAGTGGGGTGGCGAGTCTGCCGATGAGCCCATTGTCCTCGGCAATGCCCTGGTTGACGCCATGAACACTCTCATGGACATCATCAAGAATCTCAAGGTAAACACAGCCTGGGGGCCTTCCACTCCACCGATTCCTCCTACCCCCATCGACCTTGAGAGCCTGAAAAGCGAGCTCGGTGATAAGATCCTCTCTACGTTCATGTTCACAACGAAAGAACCTGTGGAGTTCTGATGCCACTCGGAGCTCACATCACGACGCTCGGCGACGGCTTCAAGATTCTGTTTGATGCCGAGAAGGCTCCGCAAACCACTCCGGAGGCGGCTCGGGTATGGGCCAAGGCCTACACCGACTGGGCCAAGATCGGAGGAGTTCCAGCCGCAACCGCCAAGGAAGCCCCTCTCGCGGCCGCACTCACGACCGCCTTCAACCCCGAGCTCGCTGGCGGCGGGCCTCCCCTTTTCATTCAGGCCCTTGTGACATTTTGGGCAGGGCTACCGGTCCCAGAGCAGGCAGGGATCGTGTCTGCAATCATTCCCTCCGGGAGTGTCAGCAGTCCGCAGCCAGACGACGCAACCCCAGACCAGCAAGCACAGGGCTTGGCCTCCGTGATCGCTGGATTTACACTCGGATCGGTAAAGGTGCAGCTGCTGGCGCCGCCAAACCCGATCGTTCCGCTGCTATAGGAGACCTCATGGAAAACCTTTTCTCAGAAGACCCGATGTTCCGCAGGGTTCAGTACAAGAAACTCTCGGACAACGTGCGGGAGTGGCAGCAGGAAATCAGCGCCATGGTGGACGAGAAGCTGCCGAAGGACCTCGGCCTCTCCACGACGGTGACCTTCCAGAAGGTGGACGACGAGAAAGGGTACGCCGTCGGATCGGCAGTTGCCACCGACCCGTCGAACGGGAGCTCGATCGGTATCCCCATCATCGTCAAGGCCTGGCACCTCGCGCCGCTCGACCTCTTCTTCAAAGATGGGAAGGTCTACCCTCTCAGCGACGACAACCTGGCGAAGCTCTTCTACCAGAGCAGCCTTGGCGCCGGAATCGCAACCCAGCGCCGTCCTCCGAATCTCACGGATGACGTTTTCGCCGACACTCGCAACCCGCCCATGGGTGGCAAGTACTCCTATTCGTCTCCCGTCTCGATGCTCAGCATCATCGGCGGAACGCTGGGCGCCAACGATCTGCGCATGCTCAAAACCGCAGTCGAGAAGGACCCGCGGATCCTCGCCGGCTTCAAGCGTCGCAACAATTTCGATCTCATCTGCAAATACGCCAGCGACAAACCTAAGCCGACGGAGCAGGACGCCGAAAACCGAGAGCGGACCATGTCCACTTTCACGATCAAGAAGGATGGTCCCAACAAGTACCGGCTCTTCTCGGCTCCAGACGAGGTCTACGACCCCGTCATGGTCTCCACCGATCGCCAGGGCCTCAAGGCCTTCCTCGACATGCGCAGGGCGGAGCTCTGGGACTATGAGCAAGACCCCTTCATCTGCCTCGATCGCTTCGGACACTTCACCCTGACGCCTCCGAAGCCTGTCTATGGCCAAGAGGTCGATGGTCCATCCGGCAATGGCGTCGATGGCTCTGGCTCCTACGCCGCAAGCCTTGGGCCACACAGGAACCCCTGGGTCTTCGACCCTCTTCAGGACGACCGAATCGTCTCCACCGTCGACAAGTTCGGCCGCTACGGAGTCAAGGACAGCGATGGCGTCCTGGCGAAGGGTTGGGTCATTCCCAACGTGGTTGGATTCGACGGCAACTCGAAGCCGATCAAGCTCTTCCTTGGCAAGGCGCTCGCCTCGATGCAAAGCCGCATCGCAGGAATTCCAATCAACGACGATGCCGATGTCTCCCTGAAGGCCGACCGCCCAGACACCGGGAAAATCGGCACCCTTGTCTACCGCGACGGAGAGCGGATCCTCGCTACGGTACCTTTCCAGGTCACCAGCGTTACGGTCTACAAGAACCTTCGCAGCCTTGGGGTCAACGACTACCAGGGCAAGCAGGCGAACCTCATCCTCTCACCTAACGTCAACGGCATCGTCAAGCTCACCGACAGCCAGCGCAGCGACCTCGGCCCGCTCATGGGCCCCGGCGACAACTACTTGGTCTCGGCCAAGATGTTCTTCGTCCGGATGCCTCGCCTATGTACGGTTTCGGAGAGCCCCGACGACTTCAAGAGGATCGCCCTCGAGCACCTCGACAAGAATCCCGTCAAGGTCGCCACCGCCAACGGTCGCTACATCTTCCGCGGAGGACAGATCGCCAAGTACGCCTCTGTTCGCCCTCAGGGGAAGACTCCTGTGGGAGAGAAGGTGGCTTTCGACTTCAACAACCTCGCTCGCCATGAGGCGGAGTTCCTTTTGAGCTACTGGGGGCTCGACCACACGAAGACCGCAGAGGTTCTCGATGGGGTTCGAAACCGCATCCAGCTCGAAGTCCACCACCTTTCCTTCCCCTCGACAGAGCTGCGAGTCAAGACGGCGTCTCCAAGCAAGAAGCGTCTCATCGAAACGATGAAACCGCCCATTGACGAGCTCGCCAAGATCGCCGCCAGCATCGATGACGCCCAGGCCGTCGATGCCGTCCTGTCGCTTGGGTTCATCAACGAGTCGAATGTGGCCCGGTTCGCAGCGGCAAAGCCGATGCTCTGGGAGGTAAGCCACATGCTCTCGAAGCTTCTTCTTGCCTCGCGGCTCGGAATGGAGGACATCCCCGAAGAACACGCGCGCGCTGCGCTCAACCATCTTCAGAAGGTCATCCAGGGCCTTGGGCGACTGAAGATGCTGGAGTCCCACACAGAAAAAACCGCGGCCCCCAGGCGTACCGCCCGTAAACCTGTCGGCGGCCGCCTCATTGAGGCCGCGGCTCCCATTGGGTTCGCGCGATGATTCTTCGTGCGTTACCCATACGAGCGATTTCTACGGTTCCTTGTATCGCGTAAGGTACCGGTCGATCGGACGCTAGACCGCTATGGCCTTCCGTCTGTCGGCGCGCTGTGGGAAGCCGATTGTCGGACGAACATCCGCAAGTCGGCTCCCTACTCCGTTTCGCAGTACATAGACGCGGACGACGACCAGGAGCTTGTCGCTCGAGAGGGCTTCATCGAGTGGGCGGAGAAGGAGGGCTTCGCTCCTCTCTGGATGATTCAGCGCGAATTCGGAGGGGCCAAGCCGTCCCCCGCTCTCGACACGGCGTTCCAAATCTTCGTAAACCCACATGCGCGAGCTGTCGTGGGAATGCTCCTCTTGTCAGAGGTTCCCTCGGACGAGATCTGTAGCCTTGTTCAGACGCGGTTCGACCTGGGCGTCGACGAGGAGACGCTAGATCTCTACACAACCATCTTCTGGGATATCGAGCTCCTTGGCAGGGCCGGATGGCAAGCCTTCATGGCCGAGCTCAAGACCAAGGAGGAGCGCCATTACATCGGCCTTGGCCTTGGCTCCCCGAGCTCGGCCGATGCCCGTCGCTACCTGGGCGTCGAGGTCAACTTTGACCCGGAGGCGATCCTCAAGGACCTCGCCCTTACCGCGCACACCCAGTACAAAGCTTGCATGGCCCAGCCGGACCCTGAGTCGGCCGGCGCCCTCAAATGGCACGATGCCACCATCAAGGCAATCAACTCTCTCGGAACGACCAAGAAGGCCTTTGGAGGAGACGACGAGATCGGGGCAAGCGACTTCAACAGCATGTTCTCGGTGCAGATTGAAAAGATTCAACACGTATCACTGACCGAGCTCGTCGGAGAGGTTTCGCCGAAGGACGACAACAGCAAGACCCCCGAGGAAGAGTAGTGGACGTTGTCGAGCAAGAAATCGATGAGCTCGATGAGATGGATGTCGATCCGTTCGACTTCACCGACAAGGCATTCGACCAGCCAAATCTCGTTCCAGAGATCGATTGGAACGAGATCTACGATTGGCAGCCACGCCTAAAAGAGATTCACAAGCCAGGTTCGACTAGCGCCTCCTTCACAGGGAGGAAGAGTGACATTGCACAGGCAATTCTCTACCACCTCGGCAAGCCACTACGACTCGACAACCACGCCTTCATGCTTCCGGTCTTCAACTCGAACGACCCGCGCATGGTCCTCAAGTGTTCTCGCCAGGTCGCAAAGTCCACGACCCTTTGCAACATTCAGATTCTCGAATCAGTCATCAGGCCACACTGGAGAAGCCTCTACGTCTCCCCGTCCGCCCTGCAGACCAGGCAGTACTCCAATGAGAAGCTACGCCCCACGATCTACGATTCGCCCTTCCTGAAGCGGGTCTTCGTCGGCAAGGGCATCACCGACCAGGTCTTCGAGAAGACGCTGCTCAATGGCTCCTACATGTTCCTGCGGTATGCATTCCTTACCGCAGCTCGAGCTCGAGGTATTCCAGCCTCGAGGGTTCTCTTCGACGAGACCCAGGATCTCCTCAAGGACAACATCAAGGTCATCTCGCAGTCGCTCTCAGCGTCGCGACTTTCCGCAGGTGTCGAAGGTGCGGAGCTCCTGGCCGGCACCCCCCTCACTTTCTCGAACACCCTCGAGGAGTACTGGAAGTGGTCAACTCAGAACGAGTGGCTTGTTCCATGTGACTGCAAGACACCGCGCTATTGGAACTTCCTTGACTCGAAAAACATCGGCAAAGACGGACTGATTTGTTCGAACTGTCAGAGGCCACTCAATGCACAGGCCGGGCAGTGGGTCACCTTCGAGCCGAACGAGTTCTACACCGGGTACCACATCTCTCAGCTCATGGTGCCATGGAAGCAGTCGGCCGAGGCATGGCGCGCTGAGATCTATCAACCCTTCGAGAAATGGCCCGAGTCGAAGTTCAACAACGAGATCCTCGGCTTCTCCTTCGACAACGCGTCCTCGCCCGTCACGAGGATGGATCTTCAGCAGAACTGCTACCCAACCAAGCAGGTCCGCGGCGTAGACAACCAGCGCTTCACTTTTCAGCGAACCCCGAGGCACTCGGGAATGCGAATCTTCGCCGGGATCGACTGGGGCGAGGGCCGCGAAGAAGGCGAGGTCGCCGGCGGCAAGAAGAAGTTCGCCTCCTGGACCGTGCTCACAATCGGAGGCTACATCGGCAGCGATGAGTTCTGGCCTTTCCTAATGAAACGCTACACCGGGAAGGAGGTTGACCCCGAGCTCATCCTTCCGGACGTTCTCCACCTCTGCTCCTACTGGAACGTGGAGATCATCGGAGCCGACTGGGGACACGGATGGGGAATGAACAGCAGGCTCTTCAAGGCCCGTGGCCGCGAAGGGGTCATGCAGTTCGCCTATTCTTCGAACCTTGGAGAGCGCAAGCGTTGGGACGCTAACGCCTTCAAGTTCATCATCAACCGGAACGCGGTCCTCTCCCAGTTCTTCCAGGGCATCAAACAGAACAAATTCATCTTTCCGGAGTGGGAGCATTTCGAGCCTTTCGCGAAGGATATCCTCGCGGAATATGTGGAGTACAATGAGCGCACCCGGACGATGATGTACGACCACCCCATTGACCAGCCTGATGATGCCCTTCACAGTGCGGTCTATTGCAAGCTGGCGGCTGACATCGCCATGGGGAGGTTCTAGGTGGCCCTTGGTCTCCGAACGATGGAGCAGAGAATGCAGGCAGGGAGCGACTTTGACGGCTCTCTGCCTACTACGACAGTCGTTCGTGCCGATGGCATTGAGGCCTATCCTCCGGACACGGTGGGAGGACTTTTTGACTTCGCTCTGAAGGCTCCGGTCTTCGTCCGGAGTGTTGAGCTCAAGCTCGACGGCCAAACTGCCTGGACCGTCCACAAGCGCGACAAGGAGGGCGACGAGCTCCTCATCCTCTGCGGGACCACCGAGACCGATTTTCTCACGACCCTGGCCGACTCCTTCGTCCTCACGAACCTCCAGACCCTGGTCGTGAGAACGACCGGATCGTCCTCTCCAATCATCGCCCGCGTAACCATCCAGTCCCCGGTTTGATCAAATGGCTTTTCGTAACGGCGTAGCATCGTGCAGGCTCTGCGACTCCGGAGGAACTACGCCTGGTTCTGGTCTCTCGCCGCTCGACCGGAGGATCGTCTTTGCAACGGTCACAGCACCCATCAACCCCAATGTCGATGTCTCTGGGCCTGCCGGCGACAACAACCTAGACACAGATCTCGGCGACCTGTCGACGGCAGCCTTCCTGGCTGGGTACGACATTTTTCTCAACGGAAACCGCCAAACGAGTGGCAGTGGTGCGGGTTCGGGCAGAGACGTGTATCCTGGGACTAGCTTGGCCTTGGGTCAGCTTCGTTTTGAGAAGAAACTCAAGGTCGGAGATGTCATCACTCTCATCGACTTGGATGGGTGACCGTCCAAAAACCCAGTGTTAGAATTTTCTACGTTCACCATCCAGTAGCTCAAAGAGGGGATCCCAATGGCCATTCAACTTCTCGATCAAGAAACGCAGATTCGGCAGTCCTACCCGGTTGCCAACTACAACGACACCATCGCACCGTCCGAAGCCAACTTCGAGACGAACCCAGCGAACCTCAACGACGACCTCAACAACATCCGCTCGATGTTGTCGCGGCTCCTCGATGTGCAGGTGGGCAACTGGTGGGATGACATCAATACGCCGTCTGCCCTCGACACGGGTTCCCAGCGCGGCGTCAACGACCTCAACACCGACCTCCATGCCCTGGAGCGCAAGCGCGTCCTCGTGGACACTTTTGTGCACGTCGATGTCACGGTCTCCGCTGCGCAGAACTGGGAGGTTCTGCTTCTTGGCGAACTGCCGACAAACACTACCGCGGCAGTCGGTGCGGTGACCACTGCGGGAATCGTTGCTGCACAAGCCACATCGTTCGGTGCTCACAACCTCGACGAGGTTTCGGGTGCCACCAACGTCTCGCCGAAGAACCTCTGCACCATCGTTGACTCGGTGACGCACGATCCGATCCTGTCGAGCGGTCGAACTATCTACGCTCTATTCCAGACGGAGAACGGTACCGACGGTCACACGATGACCGGCACCACACCGAATCAAGCTCAGCTGTCTTTCGTCCGTCTCAATGCAGCGGGTACCGATCTCGAGGCCGTCCCTGTGGCCGACATCGAGAACAAGATCATTCACTACTCGGTGCGCGAGCGTAAGGCTCTCGAAGACATCACCGAGCAGGACTTCCTCAAGGGTGCCAACATTGACATCCCGACGTCTGCCACGGTGGATCGTCAGACCGCCTACGACAACCAGGGCGCAACCCCGGTCAACGTCACCACGAACAGCACCCTTGACCTCGAGGGCCCTGGTCTGGAGTGGATCATCCGCGATGATCTGGAGGCGAATCTCGTCCGCGTCATCGAAGGAAGCGC